GTGCTGCGTATCCAGCTCTGTCAACTCATCATTATGGTGCTTCTGCTGACGCGTGATTTGATCATTGAAAGCTGTATCCATCTCAGTCTTCTGATTATCATGCGCTGTCTTCATGTCAGAAAGACGCTGATCATCTGCCTTCTTCGCATCGTCTAATTGCGTAGCCAGCGCAGTTTTCTGATCTTCTATTTGCTGATTGAGTGCCGTTTGTGCATCTGACACACGCTGATCATAAGCAGCTTTCTCATCGATATTGCGCTGATTATTAGCGTCTTGCATATCTTTGATTTGCTCTTTATGTTCACGTTCATTTTCAGCTACCGTATCTTCATGATGCTTCTTTTCATCAGCCAGATCTTTATCACGCGCTTTTTTAGCTTCAGCTTGTTCCTTTAAGAACCTACGCTGTTCTGCATAGACGGCAACCGCATCTAGACGGCCAGCCGCTTCCATCAGCGTCTCGTTATGATCCTTCGTTCTTTTTAATTGATCCTCTTTGAACTTATCATTTATATCTTTTACTTTATTGTTATAATCTGTATTTTCTTTCGCGACTTGCTCGCCGTAATCCCGATTGACGCGAGCTTCTGCCGCTTTCTCATCTCTATTATTGCGGAAGACAGTATCATTATAATCACGGAGCCAACGCTTCTGCTCGGCAGCAGCATCCCGTCTTTCTTTATCGATTTGCGTGTTTAGATCACGCTCCATTTTCTTAGCTTGCTCTGCCGCATCACGCTTGACTTTCTTTATTTCATCTTGATAATCCTTTTCCATCTTAGCCATTTGCTTGTTATGATCTTCAAGCTGTTCTTCCTGCTGTTGATTAAAGGCTTTATTAGATTTTTCTACAGCTTGATGATAGTCAGCGTCAGCGGCTAATTGATCATTGTAAGCATCACGATTGATAGATAGCTCTCTATCATGATGCTCTATAATCATATCTTGATTTTCACGCTCAAATCTCTGAAGAGCAGTTTCACCGCCAGCTCCACTAGGTCTTGCTGGATCTTCCGTATAGGGAAGTTGAGGTCCTCCAGGAATTTTACTCTGAGCTAGCATATTACGAGCATTGAGACGTGCCATATCATTGGAGAACATCTCCAATTCTTTTTCAAGTTCAGCTAGAACAGGCGGAGTTTTGCCGCCCGCAAAATCTGGATACTGATCTCGTTGAGCCGGAGGAAGAGCTTGAATTCTCTTCAGTTCAGCAATCTGCTGTGTAAGCCTATCCACCATCGCTTTCGTAGCTTCGGTCGTTAACGTTTCAGTTCCATATTGCCTAGCTTGCTCAGGGCTTTGATTTACTCTTATCAGTGTCGTATTGGCTATATTTTCTAAGCCTTGCTGAAGACCTTTATCTGTAGCTTTTTTAATGAGCTTATCCAAAGCATCTGCTACTTTATCGACGGCAGGAGCTACTAGATTAGCCATCGTCAGATAAAAATTATTCCAATCTGCTTCCATGCGCTCAACGGGTGACTTCTGGCCTTCTGCAGACTTTGCCAAATCACCGAATTTTTTATCCGCAGCTTCTAAGATAGCTTGCTCAAAAGCCATCTGTCGAGACATTCCAACGTGCGCTTTTTGCAGCTCATTTGTTCTATCTGTAACCTCTTGGATGCTCAAACCTAATTGATCCAAGCGGCGAGTACTCAAGTTCCCAACGGCAAGCGTAATTTCATTTGCTACATCTGTAACTGTCTTGCCCATTGCCAGAGAAATACCTCTAGCAGCGGTGACAAATTCTTTAGTAGATTCTGCGCTCTTAGCGAAACCGAGAGCTTGAAGCTGGATTACACTAGTCAAAGCTTCCGTCGTATCTACTGCACCGCCAGATGCTTCAACATAAGCATCCATGATCTTGGCAAGATTTCGCTGACTTCCAGCAAGATTGCTTGCCGCTACAATCTGGCGTTGATAGGCGACAGCCGTCTTTTCTGCAGCAATGCCAGCTTGAAAGATGTCCTTTCCTGTATCAACGAAGGCTTTTCCTAAAAGCCCTAGATTGACAATAACACCAGGAATGTTAAGCGTAGCGATCGAAGCGGCAAGACCTGTAGCCAGCGCGATATTACCGCCAAGACCAGCTCCGACCTGTTGAGCTCCTTGAAAGAATCCACCGACCTGACTCGGCCCACCACCAGATGGAGGACCGGGAGGACTTGGGGGCGTAATCCCACCACCTCCACCTCCCGTAGCTCCGCCGCCCAATCCACCCAGAGTTTGACCTGTCTTAATACCGCCTCTAGCAGAAGCCGCATTGACCTGACTCATACGAGCCATATAAAGATCAAATGTTTGCTTCTGTGCCGTTTGCTTGGCTTTTTCCGCATCTTGCGTAGCGCGAATAGAAGCCTTGAGCATCAAAAGCTCTTTAGCTTCTTCCTGATCCATTGCAGATTGCTTGGCTCTTAGAGAAGCATTTAAGATTGACTCTTCTTGCTTGGCAGCAGATTTTGTATTAACAAGACGCTGATCAGCTCTTGTCTTAGCAAGCTGCGTCTTACGTTTTTCAGCTTGCTCAACTTGCTCTAGCTCTTGCTTGGAATTATTGACCGCAACTTTAGATTCACTCTCGGCCAGCGCAATCTTCGCTTTGGAACTGGCTTGCCGAGACATCGTCTTGCGAGCTTCAGTCTGCTGAACTGTAACAAGTTCTGCTTTAGCTGCATCTGCCGCTGCTTTAGAATTATTTTCAATGGTCTTAACGCCAGAAGCTAAGGTCTGAAAAGCCTTCTGTGCAGTAGCTCCAGCATCTACTATATCTTTTGCCGCTTTGATGACGCCACTAGCATCTACGTCAATTTTTGCAATCGAGATATTGTCGCTCATGCAGCTTCACCATCGTTTTCGGGATGAACATAACGCCAGGTCTTAATACCTTTATTGGTATTATCGGCAGCCAGAGCAAGAATTTGAAGAACACCACCCTGAAAAGGCGGAAGATCAGATTCCTTCATAAACCTGCTCGTTATGGCAGGTCTGGAAGGATCAGGGAGATAAAACTTACTATCTAATAATTGTGATAGAGTATATTTTGGCTTCCAATCATGCTTGTCTGGAGGCCCGACTTGCTCGCGCTCATTGAGCGCATTTTCCATGATGATACCAAAAGTTACGACGCAGCTATCTAATAGATACGACTCCAGCGGATCCGTCATTCCCACTAGGAGCGAGGGACGGCTGTGGGTCTCCCGCGCCATTTGAGATAACCTCCACATCTGATGGCGATCCGTAACGAAAGGTTTTCAATGCTTCGGCTGGGACAAAGCTCAGCCGGAAAATGTAGCTACGATCGCTCAATTCAATGTCATCTATAGAAATCTCGTCGTCTTTTATTGGATTTGCTACGATCTTTGGATTAACGAAAGCAGCGGTACAGACAATCCGAAGGCTTTCCAGCATCTCGTTTGCCGCTTCAACACTTTCTGCGGTGGATAAGAAAGCTTCCATCTTATCACTATCATGGTTGCCGTATATCATATTAACCATCATAGCGGCAAGCGGATTGGGGATAGATCCAAGACGAAGCATTTGATCAGGTCGTACTGTCCTAATCTTTACAAACTTGCCGCTATAGGGGAGCTGAATGAGCTCCCCCTCTTCGCGATTGCGTCGCCATTCAAGTCCACTGGTGGGAGGTAGCTGTTCCATAGTGATCTTTCTAGCTTATGGCAGAGCTGGAAGCAAGTTCGCTGGCGGGAAATTGAGGATAGGAGTATCCACAACATGCGTAAGGATATTGATAGCTCCCCAAGCAGCGTCATCTACGATCTGCATAGTCACTTCAGGAATGGTGAACGCACCATACTCCATCTGTGCCAATGTAAAGTTAGACATGATCTTGCATTTAGGAAGCCAGAGCCAGGTATCCCCGATCTCAGCCGATAGAGCTTTGAGAATGACGCCGACATACGGCATCTTCGTTCCACCCGTAATCTGTACTTGCTTTGCACTAGACGATAGGGACGCGATAGTTGTACCTGTGAGAACGGCAAGGGAGCTGAGATTCAAGCCACCCCATCTCATTTGAATTGTACCGCCGATTGCGCTGGCTGAGATAGCTGTCTGCTTATCATCGCCTGTTAAAATTGCGCTGATAAGCTCCATCGTGACTTGGCCCATCTGGATAGACATAATATCTGTTCCAGCTACTGGATTGTACGTTGGACTTCCGGCAGCGACTGGAGCAACCCAAGTTGCGATTTTCCCATCGTTAATACCAAATTGCGGACTACCAGGATCAAATGGCATTATCTTCTTCTCCTCGTTTTCTTACCCATTGTAATGATACCTAAGTTCGCTAACCTTTGCAATGTCTCCTGAGTTCTAGGAGCCCAATAATCAAGAGCTGGACGAATGATAGAATACCTACCTTGATTGGCAATCTCAAGCCAGATTACATAATCTAGCTCTTGAGAATGGGCTATTATGATAGTGCCTATCGGCCCAGTCGTCTCATCTACCCAAGCTGCAAGTCCTCTTCTTGCCCTTCCCGTACGATCACGCCAGGGAGCATGTCGAGGAAGCCACTCATCTATTTCTCTAGCTTGCTGATGCGCCGCGTTCTTGCCCGACTGCAAGGTCGTATAGAGAAATTCTTGAGCTACTGACTCCATCATTCGCATGGGAGGTATATTGAAGGTTAGAGGCATGTTCCCATCCTAGTTCATCGTGCATCAAATTAATCAGTTCGGCAGCAGCATCCATCCAAGTTTGATGTGCGGCCAACCAGTGATGAGCAGAATAACCAAAGGCAGAAGCAGCTCCCTGATTTTCATAGCACCAGCGCATAGCTTCTGCAACTTTATAGGAATCTGCTACGAGCCAATTTCCACCGCCTCCGAGCTGTCCCTTTTTAGGAACTTCCTGCATCCTGCCGCCGTCTACGCAGATAGCCCATTCTCCCGTATGCCCATCATCCAATCCAGCATATTTCTGCAAGATAACTGGAAGACCTTGCATCGCCGCTTCTCGATGAGGCATCCCCCATCCCTCAGAACGACTCGGCAAGACAACGCAATCTACTTTAGAATATAGATCAGCCATATTTGGATAGAAGCTAATATCCCAAGATACTCGCTTATCCATATCATCACCACTATGCTTTAAGATTAATTTAGCCAGATTATTTCCAAAACCTAATGATTTTACAATTAAAGCAACATCTCTATCTCCGGTCGTTTTTCCACCAAATGCTTTATAGAAAGCATCAAAGGCTTCAGTCCAACCTTTACGATCTCCTCGATCAGCAATCGTTAAGAAAGTGTAAGGACGATCAGGTCGTGGTGTATTGCGAGGCAGATGTTCTGCCGGATCAGTTCCTAGAGAAACGATAGACATGGGATGCTTGATTCCGCTCTTGCGAAATACATCTACGCAAAATTGACACGGCACGACAATCCTATCTATATTTCCTCGATTGATTTTCCTGATCACATAAGACGATAAGACTTCCCCCTCACACATCGTGAAGAGCCATCTTCTTCCTGGAGTATGCTCTATACGACGAGGCTCATTGTTAAGGATAGTCAGATTATCCCAACTGACACCCATTTCATCAAGCATCCATTGCGGTCTCTCCAGATCGCAGCCCGTAATATGAGCTACATCAATACCCCAAGTCTTGAGGGCTTTGACAAAGCGGGAAGCCATCTTCCCATAGCCACCATTTTCAGCATAGTAGCCAATCCAATTAAGACGATCAATCATACAGGTTTCTTAACACCTCGAATGATAAAATCTCTCATAAAAGCTGAAGCACCGTTCAACGCACCATTATCTACAGTCGGGCCAGTACAATAGTTCCACTTGATAGCCGTATAGCCATCAAACTTATATTCATGTAAAATTCTATGAAGATCATTATCAATAATTTCAATAAGATCATATCCAACGTACTGATACATCCAACATTCTACAAATTGTACGAATCCTGTGATGCGCTCTTTCTCGGATGCGATGGTATTGATATTTGTAGGAGCTCTTGCTTTTACCACGACCAACGGCAGGACGAGACCATCAGAATCGAAACATGCTGGCATTTCTTCACGTGTGATGCCCACTAGTCCAAGCTCTGTATAACAATAGATCCCACCAGGAGCATCTGCCGTGAGGGTAGTATCTGTCTTCAAATAGGTAACAATCAAATTCTCAAGAGCTATTGGAGTCACTGTTGAGGCAGATCTCCAGGAACTAAAGCCAAGACAAAGGCGATAAGATCTTTGACATAGGCGTCCGGCGCATCAAAGCCATATTTCTCTTTGATCTGCGTCTTTACGAGATCAATATCTCTATTGATGCGAATTTCTTCAAAGATAGCTCTCTCACTTGCCGAGTTATGCTGACTCATCGCATTGCTATCCATTAACCTGTTGCCTCCCAAATTCCTTGGATTTCACCCATCGTCTCGATAACATCTTTGCAAAGATATTTATCTTTGTTATAAACGAAGGTATATCCTTCCTTCATAACCGTGTCCGGCAGGGAAAGATGATTGATAATTCCATAGATAATAAGCTGTCTGGCCGGAGCAGTTCCTGGGACGCTGGTAAAACTTGCAGATCTATTATCACTCTCAATTCTTACCGTCTGTGCGGGGAGTTTCGTGCCGTTAGGTGTAATAAAAACAACAGAAGTAGGACGTTCGCATATTCTACGCCACGATTCTGCCGCATAGACTTGCTCTTTCGTTAGCAAGTCTTGGGAACCCTTTATAATACCAGAAATCCAATTAGATAAAGGTATCATTAGATTTATAAATACCGTATGGATATTCTTGTATTCTAGGAGGAAGTGTAGTTGAATTCCCACCTCTGACGGCCCCACTTCCCTCACCCGTCAGAGCCAGTACGCCTTCCTGAATACCTTCCCATCTTGCCAGTTCTTTGGTGAGATGGTCATATCTTTGCGAAGCCTTCTCAGAAGTATTATTCTTTGTGTAATCTACTTCGTTGGCAGCTTGCATGATGAGTCTTCGCAGAGATATGACTCTCGCCGTAGCCGCAATAACGGTTGGATCTGAGTAATACTCCCCAGCTTCCAGGAAAATGTCATCAATGACAGCATCCGGCAAGGACACTATATCTGTGGGAGCAAAACCCAGATCCATTCGTAAACGTTGTCGTTCTGAGTCGGTAGCCATAACAACCTCAATCTTACGGCAGGGTTAATTCCTCAGTCGAGCGTAGAACATTAGCATAGACACCTAACCACACATCCCATACGATTTGATTCTGGATGAAACGTGTGACATCAGCATTACCCTGCGCCGATTCCAGTGGTTGCTTCACCAAGCTAAGGAAATCCTCACCGCGATAAACCGTATTGATGAGATAGCCCTTAGTTGTTGAACAACCCGCATAGGTCACAGCCTTCTTACCGCGAGTTCCCGACCAACCTGCATAGCCCACAATAGCTGATATATAAGACCCAATATCGCTATCCTGAGCAAAGGTAACTTGCGGAACACGCGTCAAAGCACGCTGAACGGCAAAGGCTTTGGAAGGATGCACCAAAAGAACATACGGCCCCATACGAGGATTAGTGGTATCTGTCTGAGCATGAACGATACCCGCTTCAATGGTAGCAAATAGCTTCTCAGTTGCCGTTGCTCCTGTCGTGTTGGCCGGAGTTTGATTGGCAGCAGCGAAAGCATAAGTCAAGATCGGTGAAAGATGCAGATGATTCTGAAGCGCATTATACGCTCGCCCAACCTCACGTTCCATACGAGCGAGCTGCCAAAGCTGATTGAACATGATTAACTTCTTATCATATTCAAGCCCAACGCCGAACTGACGCTGAGAAACACTGGCTGTCGCCGTAGTAATCCCGATAAATTTAACTTCACCACCTTCGAAAACTTCATCGAAGATGACGCCGCTGGATCCCCAGTTCTTAATAGTTTGAACTTCCGGCAAGCTGGCATCAACAACTTCATCATAGATTGGCGTATAGAGGATGGGTGTTTCCAAGCGACCTGCATTAACCTCGAAACGAATGCGCTCATACCATTCCGGCCCAAACTCATCTGTACCAATAAACTCATAGATGACATTTGGATTGCCGTGAACCTCCCGAACGTTCTTAGCCAAATCAAACCCAGGAGCCATCTTAGCATACGGAATTGGATTCTTCCGAGCCACTGGCATATAAACTGGAATAGTCATGTGATATCTCCCTCATCCCCCCTGAATTTTTCTAGTGAATTGATGTTAGTAGATTAAGATGCAAGTGCAATTGAAGCTAACATCAATGCCGTTACAACATTATTCGCATCTTTCGCTGCCGTAGCTTTGAAGGCGGCAACAAGTCCTGCTCCAGGTGCGGTCGCATAAGCAGCATCCTGAAGGGTATGTCCTGAAACGGTGGCCGGATTGATGTAAATGATCGCACCCTTCGCAACGGAAAGAGCGGCAGGAACCGTGAGCTGATATTCGCGATTGTCAACCGTGATGGCAATCACCTGACCGGAGATACCATCACTTCCAGCAATACCAACCCATCCATCAGCCGCAATGAGTTGATTTGCCTTCACCGTTGCTGTGAGGGTAACATTTACAGCTTTCCCATCTGATTCAAAGTAAGTCTGATCGCCAGCAGCCATTAGTCCTCCTCTGGAATTTCCGGAATGATAAAGAACTTGCCCTTACTTGATTCCGTTCTCGGTTGTGTTGCAGTACGTTGAGGCGGCCCCATCGTATCTTGCATAAATTCTTGCAGAGCTTCCTTCACCATATCGCTCTCCACCGTAATTTCATAAATCTTTTCGGCTTCTGCGATATCCTTCGGATTGCTCTTCTTCACGAGCTCAGTAACCATCGCTCGCACAGACTTAGATTTGATACCAGTCTTCTCGTCTGATACCAATTCCGTAATACGATTGTTGATGGCCGTTTGCTCGTTGATTGCCGCACCGCTTTGCAAGGTCTTGACGATAGCAACCACATCATCGCTTTCCCCAAGACCCAAACTTTTCCGCATCTCCGCCAGATACCTCTTTTGAAGCTCATCCTTAACAGATTGCGGCAAAGCACTAGCGTCTTCTGCGGTGAGTTCCCGAATCACTTCATCTTTTCCCATGTCTCTCTCCTCTTTAACTACATAAGATCCAAAATTGGTATCGGCCATTTCCTGCGTTAAAACGGGGACGGCAGCAAGTGATCTTACACCAGCGCGATCTGCTGGTGCAATATCAATCTGCCCAAGCTGAAAAGTTTCAGCAATGAGTTTGCTGGCCTTTAACTGCTCATCCCACACAAAATCCCCTGTGGCATCAATGCTCGTGGCAATCTTCTTGTTAGTTGCTCTATAACGCTGAAGACGAGTACGAGCTTCGCCTTCAGGAAGATAACCCTTGCCGAGCAGCAATTCCCCGAAGCGTTGACATCCAACCCAATGAACAGCTTCCAACGGAAAAGCAGTTGCACGATCTTCCTTAGCAAGATGACCCATCAAACCAACAGGTTTATTAGCTCGTACTTGCTGTTCCATAACAGTAAGGAAATCCTCACCGTAGAATCTCTTATTGCCAGATACTACATTTGCCTGTCCAATCGGCAGCGTGAGGAAAACTGGATTGGATTCTCCTCCAGTCAGTTCCCTCACGTTGACATCAGGGAAGATAGGAACATCAGGATATTTCTGCGACAATTCCGTAATAAGAATGGAATCTTCAAAGTGACCAGTCAATGTCTCGTGGATTTCTAGATCAATTCCACTATTATTATTCAGGGTAATTGTGCTAGATGTTGTGGTATCGGGTGCATCTGCGCCCATGTTACCTCCTATGCTGGCTTAGGAGCAGTTGTGGTCGTAGTCTTTGGAGCTGTTGTCGTAGTTGAGCTGGTCGTTGCAGCAGGTGTAGTTGAATCTGGTGTTGTTGCCGCTACGTCCGCTGCACTTGCGGCGATGGCGTCCTTTTGGGCTTGCAATGATTCCACCGCCGATACCACTGGCGAAATCGATTGAGCCTGAGCATGTATTTTCTGCTCTTTTGCTTGATCATCGATTTGCTTCTTCTCATCTGCTGAAAGTTCAGATGTCCTCTTAAATTCTATGGGCGCACCTGTAGACCCGAAAATAGGTGCGGCAACAACAGGAGCAGGACTAGTGGAAGCAATTGTATCCGGCTCTTCTGGCGGAACTGGAGTTCCAGCAGCAGCAAGTTTGGTCTTGAGATCATCAATCTGAGCTTGAAGTTCTTCTATTGTAGGCATTACAATTCTCCTTCTAAAACTTCTTGAATAGCTGATTCTAAATCGGGATCCATTTCATTTTGCGTAGAAGCATTACGCTTCGCATTACCCGCTGTTTGATTTTGCTTGTTATTATTATTATTATTATTTCCTGGAGGAACGGGAGGCATATTTTCATTCTGCATTTGCAGAGTTGCTTGTGCATTTTGAAGAGATAACGCTGATCTCTTCTCAGCATCCTTCTTAGCTTGCTTCAATACACCTTCAGGATCTTCAATATCTACTGGAAGAAGTTGTAAAGCTGTCTTCTCGTCTATCAGATTTTCTGTGAAAGCCCAATTCACAGAATCCAAAACCAGTCTGCCGTTCTGCGTCATCTTCTTCCATTGCAACATAGGATCTTCTTTCATATCTGCAACATTTATAATTCCCTGATAGGCTTGCACTATCTTAGATGTAAGCACCATCCAAGGAGTGCAAGCCTTTTGCCTCGCGGTAATGAAGACCTCAAAGACAGGCATCTGGGTCTCGGCAGATGCTTTGCTTCCTTCGATTGCATTACCGAAAACAAACTCAGGGACTTCAAGATGTTCTATAATGAGATAGAAAAGCAATCCCAAAATAGCAACAGCATCAGCAGAAAAGCTTCCAGGACTTTTGTAATCAAAAGTTGCGCCGGATACTGTAAGAACATCCGTCATATCCAATGTTATGGATTCTGTCATTTTAGTAGTGCCATCTGGCAGGTTCGTAATTTGCTTCGAGCCGTATCTTCGCCAGAAAGCATTCAAATCTTGTACCGTGTTAAAGGAGATAACAGGTGTTGGACGACCTTGTAAGATATTTCCTTCCACCGAGGCTTCTAAGATCTGTCCGTAACGGTGCAGAAGATCTACCAAAGCCTCGGCTTCAGGGTGGCCGAACTCTTCCCCCTCACCTGGATGATTGGCAACATGCACAACAGGTATGATTCCAATTAAATTAGGATAAACTTTTTTGGAAGTTTTACCAGATGAATTTTCTACAGTATGAACACGTCTATCAGGATAGTATTCATCTGTAACAATTTGCTTCAATGAGCTATCATCTGGGTGAGTAAAGACTTGTCTTATTCTCCAGCCTATTCTGTTGCCGTAATCATTCTCGTCAACAATAGGATCTACCGTATCAGGAGGAACTAAGGTAATAGATAGATCACTATTGATGACGAAGAAGGCATCTCCGTGTTTAAGGCTACCTTCATAAACACGAAGTAAGTCCTCATGATGGGAAGCAAACCATTCATCTAGTCGCTTCTGAGCTCTCTTACCCGTGAGTTTGAACTCCGGCAAGCTACCTAGCACCCATGCTGGAATCTTATGCACGATGGGCCGGATGAAAAGACCAGATACCTCAAGTCCGACAACCTTACAGCAATAAGCGCGATCCCAAAAACCATAATCTGACCTACCCCAACTATAAGTTGGAGTACGCCAAGTCCTGGAGGATCTACGTGTTATAGCTGAAAGGCTTCTACCTAGATCTCTAGAGACATCGTAAAATATCTCTAAAATTCTATCAACGAATTGAGGGGTTTTCATTTACATACCTTGTAGAAGTTCTTACGACTTTAGCAGTTCTAACAAATTTAGATTGATTACGACCTGCAATGGTGATTGGGCCAGGAAGTAAATCTTGCTCAGGCATTGGATCTTGCTTCCGCCCTTCAACAGCGGCAGAAACCATAGCTACTTCACCACCCATTAAAATTATCCGGCCACACACAGCTAATGCGAAGCTAGTAGCCCGATCATCATGCTCTTCCTCTGGTGCTTTCAAGGTACTGCCAACAATAGAAGCAAGCTGTTGATTAGTTACAAAGTCATGAATAATAACGTCCTTTTCTTGTATAACCTTTGTACAATGTGTATACAAGATTGCTTTACCCTTTGTCGTCGTATGCCAACCAGGACGGCCGTCAAATCCATTCATAGTACCTTCAAAGCCATCTTCAGCTAACTTCAGCAGCACCGCATGACCATGATTGTTACGTTCTACCATCACGCTCGCATTATTATAATATCCTGCGAGTTTCTCCATATAATCTGCAAATGTATTAGGCTGGAGCTGTCCAGCGAGGACGGCCACTTCCTCCCCCGAAGCAACATCCAAAACTGTTGCGGAGCTCTCATCAGAATTTGGATTGCCCTCAGCCGGATCAGCCCCAATTACATACAGATGATTATCTTCTGGTTTTCTAAATACAATTAGTCCTGTAAGACCTACGGCATCATCACCCTCCTCTTCTACATAGCACATCTCAAGCCACTCATAAGGGATGCGCTTATCCATACTTCTAGGCTTTAGGGCTTCTGTATCTGTGGCTGGATACTGTTCATATAGGTCATCAAGGCTTCCAGTTCTGCTTTCTATATCTGCTTTCTCTTTTTCATACCACTCCTGCGTTCTACGAGGATGCACATACCAGGGCAAGAAGATATAAGCCCAGGGTGTCTTCCCAGCTTTAGCATCCATATAAATTCTTTTGAAATCGCTAATGGGCTTATCTTTATCAGCTCTGCTCAGTAAGACCATCTTGCCACCGTTGGAGATGGTAGGTTTGACGGCTCTGAGGAGGGAGTTGAGATCTGGAGAGAGGTCGGCCTCGTCCACAATAGCCAGAGTAGCAGTATAGCTGTCACCAGCAGACGTAGGAAAAGATCGAGCTGTACTCTCATTTTCCATGCTCCACTCATGGGCATTATCAGTGAAGATGGTATGAGATGCCTTCATCCATTCCGGCAACCTATCATACATACCACGAAGGCGATCTTCAGATAGCAAATAAATTGCATCTATATCTCTCTTAGAAAAGATGAGGATAGATGCAATCGGTCTAAATATCATACACCATAATCCATACGCTAAGACTAGCCAGGTCAGACCAATTTGTCGTGCCTTCAACACAACACTGAGCTGATTGTTATGGATTACATCGAGAGCAGTTGACTGAGCGGGCCAGAGTTCAAACCGAACCCATCCCCCTTCTGTGTTATCATAGATGTAACAATACTTCTGGATGAAATACTGCGGACTACGGTAGCACTTCCCCAGTTCTTCCGCTTCCATCTCGGTCAGCGAAAAATTCTGTGATGGGGAAAATTCCGCCTTCCTCAGATTCATCATTTTCGTTTTCATCTTTGGCATCGATGAGCTTAGTTCCTTTTTGCATGGCGGCAATCAAGGAGCGAGCATCTACATTAACTTCAACCTTATTGTTAATCGTAGATCTATTGTCTGTGCCGTATCCTCTATCCTTAGCTTGAGTTCTAAGGAAGAACATCAGCAAAGTGTTATCTGTCTTCATACCAGATACAAGCAAATCTTCAGCCATATCCTTCACGGATTCTTTGATTTGCCTTTTAGCTTCTGCCACATCTGGATGATTAATGATGTAGGTATATAGCTCGCCTCGACTCAAGCCTAATTCCATAGCTGCTAGAGCTACATTACCAGACTGACTTCTAAGAGCTAAAACCACAAGATTTTCTTCGAGGTACTCTGACTGAGGAACCACAATCTACGTCCCTTCCTAAAGCTCTAAAAGATTGCTTATGTACAGCTTACCACAAAATATGGTGCTTGTAAAGCGGCAATACGCAAAATATAGTATTGGCGGTATACCTTTATATACCTACAGCAAATTTGCCCCTACAGCGCACCTGTGGTACAATTAACTTTACCCCTACACAAAAACTATAACGCCATGAAAGGCTAGACAATGCTAGAAAAGCGTGCCGCAGTAATCCCAACAGCTCCTCAAGATGTTGGACGCATCGTCTTCCTGCCTGAAACAAAGCAGGATTTCCTATTTTTTATACCGAAGAAAACTTCCCCAAATCTCAAGCTACTAGAAAGTAGCATGTGGTTTAAGATCTTCAATGAAAAATTAGGAACCATTTATCGTGCATCAGCCAGCCTTGAAGCAATTCACTGGCTTCGCGATAATCTAGGTCAATTGATGCTTGCGCCAGAAGTTAATAAATGGCGCAAGGAAATAAGTACAGTAATCCCGCTCCCAGTAATCCCCAACCTACCCCTCTTTGAATTTCAGCGCGAAGGTGCTGGATTCCTCATGCAACGTCCTCGCAGTATGCTATCTCTTAGCCCAGGTCTCGGCAAGACCTTAACGAGCATCACAGCAGCAGAACAGTTGTGGCCGCAAGTTCAGCGCATCTTAGTTGTAGCTCCGTTATCCTTACTGTATATGTGGAAAGGTGAAATCGAGAAGTGGACAGGTTCCCTTCACGATCATCACATTATTATACATCGCGGCAAGAAAGCTACAATAGATGAAATGACCCCACAACGCAAAGACCAGATATTGTGGGTGATTACTAATCCAGAAGTTGCAACCCGTAGTGTTCCTACCTTAGTAAGTAAGAAATTTGACTTACTTATACTGGATGAAAGTATCCTCTATAAAACTAGAGATTCCAAACGCACAAGAGCAATTGGAAATCTAGCTAAGGGAATATCCAGAGTTTGGGAATTAACTGGAACTCCGGCCAATCGTATGCTAGACGATATGTGGAGCCAGTTTAATATCCTTAAACCCAAAGCCTATTCTTCCTATTGGCGTTTTGCTCAAGAGTATTGTATGGTGAATCCTACAACCTGGGGCAATCAGGTCATAGCCAATAAGAAAGATGCAGAGCAAAAAATCAAGGAACGCTTCAGGGATGTTTACTTTGCTCGTAGTCAAAGCGAGGTGTTAGACATACCAGAATGGCTGTTTGAGGAAATAGATGTACCCATGACGCCCAAGCAAGAAAAGGCGTACAAAGAACTCAGCGACCAGCTACGAACCGTTCTTCTAGATGGAAAAACAGGAGATCGCACCGTCATCACAGTTACCAACCATCTAGCAAAGGTTGTACGTCTTATTCAAGTAAGTAGCAATCCCATGTTACTTGGCGGGGAAAACGAAAGCAACAAATGGACATCCTTACCAGAACTTATGGAGATCTATCCTGGCCCCTGGCTCGTATGGACTAGCTTCACTCGCACAGCATATTTCTTAGAAGAATTTCTAGGTAGAATGGTAGACCAACGCATCGGTAAAATTATTGGAGATACGCCCATTGAACTACGCAACAAGATGATCAAAGATTTCCAGGAAGGCTACAATAAGATCCTTATCTTAAATATGCAGACTGGTAGCTTTGGTCATACCCTCACAGCGGCCAGAACAGCCTTCTATCCGGAAAGAAACTATGATAGTAATTATTTCCAAAGCCTTTACCGTATACGTAGGATTGGTACTGTGGAATCTCCTAATGTCGTACATTTTAGATCCGTGTATCAAGATGGTCGCCCTACGATTGATCATCTCGTCCATAGCCTACTGGATTATCGTGTTGGCATGGTTAAAGAGCTGACAACTGGAATGTTAAAGGAAATACTACAGTGAACCAGACCCAAGCAGCAGAAGTAAAAAGACTAGAAAACCCCATCTTCCGCAAAGCTATTTGCGCGAAGCCAGGATTTAGATATTCAGCTCTAAAACCTTATTGCAACAAGATTGAATTTGCTACAGATGGCTTTGTTACAGATGTAGCTGATCTTGCTGCACAAATTAGCGAAGCCTTCAATGATTATGATCCTGATGCCGATGTTCTTGTTCCTACGGGTACGGGCATCGTAAACATACTCATTGGATATTACATCGCCAACAAGCATCCTGGTAGTTCCATTGCCGTTGCATTCTTCAGGAAAGAACTTACTAAGTTCAACAGAACGGTAATCCCTGAAGATTATGATTTCTACCGTTTCTACCCAAGTCAGGTTCTTAGCTTATGGAGTTAATGCGCTATGAGAAGGATTCGAGCACCTCCGGCCAACAGTCCTGGGAAGTCCCGCTTTCGTGCAGCATCTAAGGAGACAAACTATGGCAAATGCAGATTCCAAAGAGCGGATCGCAACGCCAAACACTTCACTATCAAAAGACGTAAACTTCGGGGACTGGTCAGAAAATACAGTCCAAGATAAAGGTTGGAAGATCCTAGTTTATGGGGACAGCGGAAGCGGCAAGACCTACTTTGCCGGAACTTTCCCAGATCCACTCTTCCTTGATCTTGAAGATGGTATGCGTTCTTTGCTTCCATTAAAACGCAACATCAAACGGTATCCGGCAAACCCCAATAAGCAGATAACTGAGCTTAGTGAGGTGAAGGAATTCTACCAATTGTTGAAGCGGTACAAGCCAGAAACAGCACCATTCAAGACTGTAGTAATAGACAGTCTTAACGAGCTGCAAATTCTGGTGCTTGAAAACTCTATCAAAACCACGTCAGCCCAACGCATCTACGATGATCAACCAACGCAAGGGGATTATGGCAAGCTCGCCAGAGACATGCAAACGATGGTGCGCTTGTTTATCAAGCTCCCCTTCAACATTGTATTCCTCGCAGGTGCTAAGGAACGTGAATACGCTGAAGACAAGATCTTGCCGCTGTTCTTGGGCAAGAAGACTGGCCCCGATGTGCGGCGTATCATAGAGCAAGTTGGCTATTGTTACACGAAGAAGTCGTCAAAAGATGACGGTAAAGAGACGGCTGATCATGTAATATCTTTTGCGGATAATCCGTCTTTTATAGCCAAAGACCGGACGGGCAAGCTGGGAAGACCAATTCCCAATACCTACGAAGCAATGATGGCAGTCGTCAACAGAGGAAAGGAAGTTACACCATGAACATCCCATTAGAACGTGTTGGACTTTTGGATGACGGTATTTACAAGATCCGCGTTACAGAAACCGAAGACCGAACTAGCACCAACGGCAATCCGTATGTCAATCTTACCTGCTCCGTACTGGACGAGCGCGGTCAGGAGACTGGCGTACAGATTTGGCACACCCTCACCATGACCAAGAAGTCCATGCCGATGGTTGGACAATTCTTGGATGCAGTAGGCGCACCCACTACGGGAAGTATTAGCTCACGCGCACTCAAGGGTAAAACCTTCTGGGCGCAAGTTGGCAAAGACACCTATCAAGGGCGCACGAAGAATGTTATCAAATCTCCTCTTACACCTGAGCAGGCTAAGAAAGATGCCGATAGCATCCACAATGTTTTCAACATGTCCGCCGACGAGGAAACCCCAAGCAACGGGTTTCACGACGATGACGTAGAATCGTGGGACAACGATGATGAAGATTCCACGGCAACCCTTCCTGAGGAAATGGAAGATACTAAGTTCTAACTAGGGCCGTCCAAGCCATGAGGGGGCAGAAATGCCCCCTCACCTTTCAGGAGGAACCATGCCGCAAGAAAGGTCTAGAATTTTAGCTATCGATCCTGGCGAAATGACAGGCATTAGCTACGTAGAAGATGGTAGATTCGTATGGGGAATGACCTGCCGTCCTGAATGTTTTGACTATGAAGATTTTATCATGGGTATTGTGAAGATGACAAAGCCTACCACAATCGTCATTGAGCAGCCTCCCACACAAACCCATTTCTATAATAAAGACCAGTACCACATCTTTGATCTCCTCACTCGCATGTATCGGATTGCGGGACTAACCGTTGAACATCTTAACCCTGGTCAATGGAAAAACCTAGTAGAACGCACCGTTATAGATGGAGCGCACATGCGAGATGCGGCAGATATGGCAAGGGTAAGATACAACATGGAGCAATCTAAGAAATGAGTCCTACTGACCTTAACCCCAAGATTAGTATTATCGGTGGCGGTCTTAGTTCTATCTTTGCTTTCTGGGGTTGCCTAGACGCCAACTATCAGCCAGAGGAAATAGAAATTATCTACACAAGTCGCGCCAATCCTATTGGTGCGGTGTTCATGTATGAAACTCCAATCCCCTGGCCTCCTACCCATGTCGTCAGCGTGTTAATTGGAACACCTGATCAATATGCGATTAACCAGTGGGCGCAAAAGCGTAAGACTAGCGCGCACAAAAGATTTCAACAAGCTCCGGCAGTTTCAGAGCAGCTTTATCTCTATGAGGAAATGAAAACTATCCTCTGGAGCTTGATTCCTCGCAAGAGAGAATCTCAGATGTTAAGTAATGAGTACATAGATGACTTGAAAAGAAACCGTGTTGCTGTAATCGCAACATTCTCAAATCAAGAGCGCAAGAGAGAATACATGCAAAAGAACTGGGCTATCCAGATTCCCATCTATGTCAACACTATCAACTCTGATAAGCATGTTGTCTACTACAACGGTTTTGAGCATATTCCCTGGATACGGCAAACTATCAGCCAAGGAATGTCTTACACGGAATATCCTTCCCGCATTACAGATCCCACCTTTATTATGTCTTACGAAGCGCAACGTGACAGTAAAGATGGAAATGTACGACTAACTCCAGATCTACACCCAGATTGCCCAGATCTAGAATGGGGTGAACGAGTGGAAGGTAATCTATTCCGTGTTGGTCGTTTCGCCGCTTTCTCCCCTGGCTATCTTAGCCACATGGCACGTCAAGAAACTACGAGGTTTCTAAAGAATCTATGAGTTCACCAACCTTATCCGAAGTTTGGGACAAACAAGAAGAGTACAATGATGAAATGTTCAAGCAACGTTTCATGTCAAGCTCTGACTGGATGGAAAACTACGTTCACGGTATGACCGCACAACTAGGTCAGCTCATTGAGCAAGCTGGATGGCGTAAGCATCATGTGAAATCGGTAGAGGACTTTGGCCCCAACATCAAGGAAGAACTTGCTGATCTTACCAAATACATCTTTAGCATGTGGCAAATCATGGGATTCACAGAACAAGATATGCTAGATGCTATGGAGCTAAAAGGTGAAATCCTAGCTCAACTACTCCGGCAAGAAATCCAAAGTCCTGTGATACGCCGCCGTATCGTTATGCTAGACTTAGATGGCGTTGTGGCTGACTTCCGACAAGGCTTCATGTCCTGGGTTGCCGAGACCAAATGGGCTGATACTCTTCATATCAAAGAGGAAGAGATCGGTCTACACATGGACATCAACCACAATTGGAACTATCGGGCGTATAATCAAGCCAAAATTGAATTTGAGCGAGATGGGGGCTATACGACTCTTCCCAGCATCAAAGCTGTTAAAATGGCGATGAATACGCTAAAGAGCATAGGTTGGTACATCATTGTGCATACCGCACGTCCATACACCACCTACAAACGAATCTGGGGAGATACGTGGACATGGCTAAAAGTCCACGATATATTTCCAGATGAGTTACACTTTGGTTACGATGAACGTATCGTTGCGGCCAGCAAGCTCCAAGAGAACAATATGGTCATAGCTATTGAAGATGACCCTGTTCTCATCAAACGCTATGCGGGTTGTGGGATTCCTGTATTTGTATATCCACAACCCTACAACACATCTATATCCTTTACCGCCAATAATATCTTCCTGTTAGATCCCAATTACACTCATTGGGATATATCAGGGGCTATCCACGATCAATCGGAAAAGACTTATGGCAAACAGAGACAGAGAGCTCAAGGAACAGTGGAATGAAACTTCTAGTAATTCTGGCATCGTCTTTATCTCCCCAAAGAAAGATAGAAGCCATCAATACGACGAAGTAATCAAGCAAGCCAAAGAAACTTTCATAGAACGCAACAAGATGTACAAAGATGCGTTCGTAGTTCTAGGGCTTATCGGCACAGTATCTACACTTATCGGGGACGTGTTCCGCCTAAAATTCATGATTTACGATAGTGATGACTACGGACAACAGTATAGAGATAATATCAGGGATAAGCTCCTAGATATTATCAATCAAGCAGTTATATCAATCTTCGTGCTAGACGATAACAACTACCGAGGTAAATAACATGAACATGTCACGTCGGGGGAGCAATGATTTCAACGTTGCTCCTGGTCAAACGGGACGAACGGACATTGGCTACGAGAACCTTGAAGTCAAGTGTATTTTGTGGCCTGAACAAGAAACAATGGCTAAAGTTCTGAGCAAAGCCAGCGTTGCAGTAAGAGGAAGTATTATTGCTGACGATGAAGTAGATGAAGCAATGGTAGCTGATATGTTCAAAGGAGGATTGAATCAAGCTCTGGAATGGTTCACCGTAGCGTTTGAATGTAGTGGCGTTAGCAGAGGCGTTACACATCAATTAGTACGCACACGGAAGGCCAGCTTCGCACAGCAATCGATGCGATATGCGGATATGGGAAATTTTAATGTGCGTATGCCGCAAGAAATTGCTGATAACGAAGATGCACGTTCTGTTTGGGAAGTAGCAATTTGGACAGCTCGGCAAGCCTACAAAGATCTTGCCGATATGGGTATTCCCATGCAAGATGCTCGCACCGTATGTCCTATTGCCACTGAAACCTACATCATTTGCGAATATCCCCTAAGTGAGTTCCTTAACACGTATGCTTATCGCGCGTGCAGCATGTTCTACCCAGAGACGGTAGCTCTCTTCCGACTTATGGGTGTACGACTCATCGAGAAATGTCCCTGGCTTTCACCCCATATTAAGATAAGTTGCGAGAAGACCTTTGATCCTATTCATGGTCACAAATGCACTTATCAAGGATGGGAAAAAGTGGAAGATCAGTGTGACTTCCCCTGGGCTTTGGAAGAGAACCGCACATTCAAAAGCACAAGAGTGGATCGATGAGAGACCTGAAGTTCCTACTGGATATCCAAGTGATGTCCAGTAGGGAAATAGAAGATATTGCCAAAGAAGTCCTGTTCATCTTACGACACAATCGTAAGAAGGCTACCTTACCGTTAGAACAGGTGGAAGTTGGAAATTCCTTCATCCTAGCGGCGCATCGGCTATCTTGCGTAGATCCTTCTATAGCATTGGAGATATCACTTGAAGATCTTACCTATATATCTACGGAGAATGACCTTCTCCACATGGGGCCATCAAGGAACTAACTATGGAATTCATGACGCTAGACGAAATACGGTCATGCAAAGGTCATACACTAGTGATCGACACGGAAACCACAGGATTAGAGTGGTGGAAGGATATGATCATAGGTGTAGGAATTTATTGCCCTGATCTTGATATTGCAGGTTATTTTCCAACTTGCACCTATCACAATATCGCATACGGCAACCCTGTCAAGAGGAAGATGTGGTTGGGTAAGCGAGATTATAGTAAGAGCAGCGCGGGTCGTAAGGTTATGGAATGGGTAGTTCAGCACAAGCGGCGGATTACAGCAGTACCAGATGAAGACTTGGTTGCCGAAGCTAAAGCCGCTGTTCTCTACATGGCTAATGATCCAAACACTACTCTCATCGGTCACAACCTCAAGTTCGACGCCCACTTTCTAGATTTGCTGTTATGGGAACTTCCCTGCAAAATACTAGACACAACTGTTCTCATACATCTATTTGATTCCCGCTTGAAAAAGGGCATGGAAAATGCTGAAAAGCATTTTCTAGGCACAGAAAGCAAGCGTGGGCATGTAGAACTTAACAAGGGTGAAGCCAAGCTAAAACCCTGGAATTGGACACTAGACAACCTTGCCGCTTACTGTATAAATGACTGCATCGTTACAGAGCAGCTATCCCAAGTGCTATTGCCGCAAATGGAAAAGTGGAAGCTCACCAAGCTCCTTACTTTACAAATGAAGTATATGCGGGTATTGCAAAAGATGGAACGTCGTGGGCTTATGCTTGACCATAGCTTCATGCGTAATGCCAAAGAAACCCTCGGCAACAACCTTGCAATCTTGGAGCAAAGCCTATATGAAGCATGTGGCAAGGTTTTCAATTGGAAGTCCGGCCCACAACTCAGCAAAGCAATTTATGACGATTTGGGTATATCAAAACCCGAAAACCCCTTCGCAGATGCTGATGGCGTTGATCGCTCCAGAATGGCTCATGTTAATAAGTATAACAAGTACAGAACCAGTAGTTTTATTCTCATGGAAAAAGGTTCCCACCCTCTAGGTGGTCTTATCCTTGAGATGCGTGAGTGTGCCAAGCTCATCGGCTTTTTAGATGAGTACAAGGAGTTAGAAGATGACGACCATATCATCCACGGAACTTTTAACATTACTGGGACTAGAACCGGACGACTCAGTTCAAGTAGACCTAATCTTCAAAACATCCCCAGCTCGCATAGAGCTAGAGAGGATACTGGCGTTTTTAGCGGGGGAGGAGTACGACAAGGTGAGTACAATCTACGCCAAGCTATTATCGCAAAGCCTGGATACTCCCTTGTTAGTATTGATCACAGGCAACAAGAAATGAGAATGTTCGGTATCTTAGCTCAAGAGCCAGTTATGATGGAAGCTCTTAAAAACCGCGAAGATATCCACATGCGTGTAGCTCTTAGTGTATGGGGGGATTGTGGGCCAGAGGAAAATGACCTACATCGTGAATGGAGCAAAGCTATTGGCTTCGGTCTTATCTATGGCATGACCACAGGCTCTCTGCAATATAAGCTCAACAAAACCCCTGAAGAAGCACAGCGCATCGCGCAGCAGTATTGGCACACATTTCCTCGTATTCAACCCTGGCTGAACGAAGTAATCAAGAAAGGAACCAGGCAGGGATACATAAGATATTGGGATGGCCGCGTCTGGAAAGAAGATGATCCCCTACGCATGTATAAGGGAGCTAATGCACAAATTCAGGGAGGAGCAGCGGGTATCATGTCAGTAGCCATCGTTCGTGCCGATAAAGTCGTAACGGCACAGGGATGGGGCGGAGTTCTAAGCATTGTACACGATGAAGCTATCTTTGAAATCAGGGAAGAATGTGTAGAGCAAGCCATCCCAGTATTACTTAGAGTTATGGAAGTAGAGGATATCTTTGGTCTACCATTTAATGCTGAAGCTAAGGTTGGAAACAGCTACGGCACAATGGTCAAGATCAAAGATAAGTTTGATGTGGCATCTATAGATTGGAAGATGTACGCTGAATCTCCAGTTCAGCAGATTCTAGAGGTGGCTTGATGCCATCCCTCGCAACTACTATCCTAAAGAAGTTTTTCACGGGTAACAATTATTACGCCATCGGCAGAAAGAGGATAGATGACGAGGGTAAAGGTCAAACCTTCTATAATCCTATTATGTCTGCCCCTAAAGAGGAAGACATAGAAAAGCATCTTGCTGGAGAGTTCGCAATGGGAGCGTATACACTCCGGCAAGATAACACTATCATGTGGATGTGCTTTGATGTAGATAGCAGCAATCTAGAGAAAGCAAGAGATCTAACAATTAAGTTAGATAATCTACTTACCAGTATTCCACATAGTATAGAATTCTCCGGCAACAAGGGTTATCATATTTGGATATTCTTCAACAAGCCAGCTCCTGCAGAAAACGTGCGAGCATTAGCGCAGGAGATGCGTGAAGCTATCGGAGCTAGCGTTTCTGGGGATACCCACGTAGAGATCTTCCCCAAGCAAGACAAGCTCAGTGACAGTAATCCTCTTGGTAATTTGGTTAAGATACCGTTAGGCGTTCATCCAGTTACGGGCAAGCGCAGCGTGTTCGTATTACCTAGCGAGGGCTGGGAAGAGGGCGTATATCAGGACGAGCATAAAAGTCTAGAAATAACCACCACTCTAGAAAACTTTGCAGATTGTCTAGATACCCACGAAGATCCAATAGACACCATCGTAACAACTCTAGAGGGGTTTTGGATAGAAGGGCAGCGACATGACTTAGCACTCTTCCTATCTGGTTGGCTGGCTACCGCTGGATGGGATGAGGAAGATGCCACTGAAGTTGTAGAAAAGTTAAATGCAACAGCAGGGGGAGAGCTACGAAATCAGCTACAATGTGTATCTGATACCTATGAAAAGCACAGAGGTGGATTCCAGATATTAGGCTTGCAAGCCCTTACAGATAGACTGCCAGGAACAGTAATCCGTAAACTGGCAGAAGCTATATCTCGTCAAAACGTAACACCTATCATGACGTTAATAGATAGAATACGTTTAGGCAAGGGAGTTACCTATCTAAAGAGTAGGTCTGCTGCTACCACTATCATATCCTTCCTCAGGGAAAAGGGTAGAATAGTGCAAGATATAGGTACAGAAAGATTGTACTGGCTAGATAAAACCAGTCATCATCTTCATAGTATGGAAGATAGCTATTGGGATGGTATTCTGTATAATACCTTCGGTATCAATACCGCCGATTCCTTTGGTAGCACTACATCCAGAGGTGTCTATTACACAGCAAGGGAAAACGCTTACAAGATAAAGGCTTACAATCGTAGCTATTGGGATGGTGAAAAGTTATATCTTAACTTAGGAACTTCCTATAACTATGTACTCACGGGCGACGACAATGGTAGCTATGTATGGGACAACAAGCATCTTAACGGGGAAGAAGACGTAATTTTCCGCAACCGTGATAGCTCGCTACACATTGATCTAGATCAAGCAAGGGATAAAGGGATTAAAGGATTAAACCCCTGGAAGTTTTTGGTCGATGACCTCAGCTTTGGCATAGGTTCTACAGGTGTAAGTCCTCACCAGCAGAAGGAGCTCATCAAGGCTTGGTTTCTCAGTACCTTCTTTCCAGATGTTATGCCCACACGTCCACTACTCACCATCATAGCTGATCCTGGTGCTGGCAAGACTACGGCAGCGAGGAGATTCCTATATGTACTAGAAGGGCCACACAGCAACGTCAACGGTGTTGTTGCTGACAAGCCAGATAGCCTACGCGCGAGCATGGGCGCACACAAGTTCATAGTATTAGATAACCTGGAAAAGAATAAGAGCGTATGGCTTGTAGATATGCTCAACCGCGTAAGTACAGGAACACACATAGAACTTCGCAAGCTACACACTACCAACGAGATGACTAGGATCTTGCCGGATTGCTTTATAATCATCACAGCAACGAGCCTACCATTCGCTGAAGAAAGTCTCTTCACTAGATTACTACCTATAGAGCTTGCTGCCATCAAAAAGCCCACACCAGAGTACACCATGCAGAACACTATTCTTCACAACTTGGAAGGTATATGGATGGGAATCATGGGGATGCTCAATCAAACAGTAGCAGAACTTCGTAAGGTAAAGACGGCTCCAGCACCTACAGAAAGTCGTCTTGCAGACTTCACTGTATTCTGTAGTCGCATACAAGGTCTTACCAATGGAGCTAGTGGAATTCTAGATGGTAGCCTTTTGATAAAGGGATTGGAGCAAATGACCAATCGGCAAAAGGTACTTCTACACGAAGCTTCACCTATGATAGTAGTATTAGATATATGGCTACGGGAAGATCGTGCCGCTGGCGAACGGCAAGGAAAGGGAAGTCATGGCTTAGAAAGCGGGAAATGGCACACAGCCGGAGAATTGAACGGCATCTTCCAGGCTATAGCCATGAAGCTCCACTATCAATGGATATGGGAAAGCGGACAAGCTCTAGCTAAACATATCCAAGCATTGGAAAGCAATCTCATCCGCAACTATGGCATGGAAGTCATAGCGGCAACCAACAACGCTCCCAAGAAATATAGATTCTCACAAGATATTGTATCTTTTGAAGAACCTAATCATGGGATTACTATAGACCTAGCTAGGTCAGAGGAAGATGAATGACAACACCAGAATATCCAAGGATACTGGACTATCAGGAAATAGTCCGCCAAATGACAGATGAAGAATTCCATTTCTTCTACCAGCTAATCTTGCATAAAGCTGGCATCAGTCGTCATGCAAGTTGCGAAATACAAATGAAAGCCTTTGTTTTCGCAGATGAGGAAGTTTATGCCACGATCTTAGTCAAAATGGGAAAGGTAACTAAAGATGATGAATCAATGGCTGCACGGAGTTCATGATATTGACGGTGCAGATTTAATGTCCGGCAAGCCAGGTTGGATCGTAATCACAGAAGCTATCGGTTCTGATCCACATGACCATTCCGGCAGGGACTATCATCAATGGACAGCACGTGGATTTAGTGTTATCTGCCGCATGAACAATGGCTATTCTCCAGCAGGCACAATCCCACATAGCAATTACTATGATGATTTCTCTCGTCGTTGCGGTAATTTCGTAAGAGCTACACCTGGAATTTCCGTAGCTATTATCGGCAACGAACCCAATCATGCTAATGAGAGACCTGGGGGTGAACTAATCATCCCCACGCAATATGCCAAGTGCTTCGATCTATGCTATGATCAAATTAAGAAAAATGTTCCCTCTTTGCAAGTCTGCACAGCACCTATCGCTCCGTGGGACGCTACGACCACCTACTCTGGTAACTCAAACGGGGATTGGGTGGTCTACTACACAGATGTATTGAACGCCATTCGTAAAACTGACGCTATAGGAATCCACACCTATACACATGGAAGTGATCCATTGCTGATTTCTGACACTTCCACTATGAATCCTCCGTTTGATGATCGCTTCTTCAATTTCCCTGCCTATATAGATTTCCTCACGGCAACCCCACCCAAATATCAGGGATTACCTTTCTACATCACAGAAACTGATCAAGTCAATTCCTGGGCTAACATCAATCAGGGATGGATCCAATCAGCAATGGAAGAGATAGATTTCTGGAATTCTGGTAATCAACCTCAGAAAGTCCATGCGCTGTGCATCTACCGCACTAATAAAGATGATCAGTGGTCTATTGCTTCAAAGGATCAGGTGAAAGCTGATTTCCGTGCTGCGGTAGAGCGAGGCTACAAATCACCAGAGCAGGAAGTTATAATTACTCCTACACCTCCAGATAATCCCACAGAACCTAGCATCCCCGTTGTACCCAGTGATCGTAGCATAGATCCTGTGCTGATAGCACGAGGCGTGAATTTTGATTATGTCTATCCTCCTCGCGGCACAGGCTACTGGAAGATTGTAAATGCCGTACATCTTAATGAGCAAGAAGCAGATATGGTTGGCCCCGACCATCACATCTTGGGTACAATCAAACGTGACGGCAGGGAAATAGAAGGGGTGAAATTCCTCGTCACCTGGCCGACTGGTGATACACCAGTCTATAGTAAAAAGGATCAAGTCATTGCAGACTATAATTATGACTACGCTATGTCAGCATCCCTCAATGAATTCTCTATATGGGTGGATGACGGCAACCCTACCGATAAGGCATCAGGTATCGGAATGGGCGAGCACGGAAATCCTGGAATACATACTTCCACCTGGATTGATTGGGCATGGACTATTAGTGAGGGATCTCCTATTACACCTCCAATCCCACCAATCGAGCCACCTGTTATCCCTCCTACCTATGAAGGTAGACTTGTTCATCCCCTCCCAGGTAGCGTCATTACACAGCACTTCTATCAAAACCCCCAAGATTATGCAAGATTTGGTATGCCTGGGCATAATGGCACGGATCTTGGAGGAAAGAGTGAGGGAACCGATGTCCTCTCAGTGGCAGACGGAGTGGTCGCTTATGCAGATCACGATGCCAGCTATGGTTTCTACGTTCGCATCAAGCATCTAGAATTAGGATGCTATACGATGTATTGTCATCTTACTGAGCCTGGTCTTCAAGCGGGAAATGTAGTGAAAGCAGGTCAGATGATTGGGTCGATGGGGATGACGGGAAATGCTACCGGCCCACATCTCCATCTAGAAGTAAGGCTCATGGACGCTGGCGGTGCATACCGCGAAGGAACCCCCATGCCGAAGGGTCGTGTAGACCCAGAAACATTTTTTGCAGAACGTGGTTTGAGGATTTAACTTTCTAATTGTTTGTTTTCCATTTTTAGTTCTCAGGAGGAACTAACTGTCATGCCAGAATTCACAACGTTGAAGATATCACAGATCACAGTCGCAGAATTCAATCCGGCAAGAAGAGCCAATCGTAATGCGCTCACAGGATTGCTACTGTCGATACAGAAGTATGGCATCTTGGAACCATTGGTGCTGAACAGGGATCTAATCTTAGCAGATGGACACAGAAGATTAGCTTGTGCGAAGCTATTAGATATGGAGGAAGTCCCAGTGGCAATTCATAGAGAATTCGACTTAGATGCTCCAGCTCTGTGGGTAGTGCTCAACGCAGAAACCATGTCGCTAACTCCGGCACAATGGTTAGATGCTGTAGTACATGGATTACCCATAGATACGAAGGGCTTCCCCGAAAGTATGAAACGGCGGATCCTGAGGCTTCGGAACTTGTTGGGAGCGGATGGACTTGGGGAATTGGTAGAAATGGGACGCAGCCCTACGATCTTAGACACGGCAGAACGGATATTGAAATACATGGGGAAGGGGACGGGAGCGGGAAGAGGAGTCAATGTGAAGATGGAAGATGAAGAGTTTCTTAAGAAGACCCTGCTCTGGCTTCTTTTAGTGGGAAATTCATTCACGGCGAGGAACGCAATAGAAGAAGAGATCCCCATCGATATCTTAGAGGAAGCAATTGAAGGTGGGAACGTCCTACATAAGATTTGGGATGTGGGACGTTAGGGGGAAGATGACATGATAGAGGAAGGTCATAGGATAGTAAATCTACCCTGGTATGTGATCTTAGCTTTTTGCTTCTTCATAGGATTGCTTCTACTGTTGACTTTGATCTGGCTCCGGCAACAAGTTCATAGCTCCCCTCGCGAGAGGGGAGTTGTGGATGGGAGGGGAGTAGATTGGGAAGCCCCTGAAGGATGGGATGATGATGAAGATGATGAGGAGGACGAAGGATATGGCGATCCAAGTAGTAGTTTCTGAGCGGACTAAGGCGGAAATAGCACGTAGGATCATAGAGGGATCTGACTTCGCGTCGGTGTATTCAGGGAAGAGCCATTTGAGGGCAATCGTAAGAGGAATGCTTATGGAAGCAATGACAGATGTAGTGAAGGTTGTGAACGGAATAGATCCTACAGTGGAAGTGAAAGTGGAAGGGAAGTGGATGAAGTTGGAGGCAGATGAGGACTCAGAAAAAGACTCCGGCCAGAAGAGTGAGGAGTGAAGAGTGAGGAGTGAAGAATGAGGAGGAAGGATGAGGAGGAAGGATGAGGAGTGAAGAATGAGGAGGAAGGATGAGGAATGATAGCAGATGAGAAAGCCTTTTTCTTATTTTGTTTTCTTTTTCTTGCGGGAGGAGGACTTCTTGCAATAGGGATGTATCATCTTGCGTGGATGATAGATATGGATGAATAGGATGAAGGGGATAGGAAGGGGAGGTGGATATGGCGAAGATAGCAGATATGAGCGGAGATGAGCGTGAAACGCACATTTCCATAACGGCAGCAGATAGAGGAGCGGGGGGAAATTGGGAAATCTACACCGATGATCCGGTTATGATTGGGAGATTTGATAAGATGAAGCTAGTTTGTGTGAGGACAACGGCAGGAGGAGGAAGGATCTATTCTGTACCGCAGAACCAGATCACTGTGAGGAAGAAGCGCGTGACAACGGCAGAACAGAAGAGAGCTCGGCAGGAACACGCAGAGAGGATGCGTGAGATGGCTCTTGCTCGGATGGAAGCCCGCAGGAAGGAAGGGAAGGGAGGAGAGTAGTGGAAGAATGGGAGAAAAGGAAAAGGAAGAAGGATAGGAAGAGAGAGAGGGATAGGGATAGGATAGATAAATTTCCAGAGAAAGTTAGAGCTAACTATCTAGTGAATAAAGCTGTGAGGAATGGAGAGCTTCCTAGAGTAGCAGATCTTACCTGCGAGATATGCGGCAGGAAAGCTACTCTCTATCATCATGAAGATTACTCAAGACCTTTAGATGTAAATCCTCTATGCGATAGCTGTCATGGATTAGTGCATCAAAGAGGATGGGGATGGGCTAACTGGAAAAGGGAGGAATAGTAAAGTACGCGCCTAGTAGCTTAGGTAGTAAAGCTACTAGGCGCGGCTTTAGGCTTGTAAGCGGCTAATAAAATAAGGGGTTTAGCAATGTTGGCCTGTTTTTAGGTAGGTTTATAGCACTAGCCTACCGTAGCGGCACAAAAGGCTATAATTTTTTAGCATGGACATCGGCAGAAACGTCAAAATATCGTAAAAAATGGATAAATGTTAGGGTAAATAGCTTAATAAACGTCTAAATTTCATATTTACATAATAATTGGAAAAAATTTCAATTATATCGGGGATTGGAAAAAATTCATAGATATGTCGGGGGTGGGCCGGATCGCTGGTGGCGGCAAATGCCGTTGCCAAAAATGCCGCAAGTACCTAATAAAATTGCAGCAGTAAAAATTGCTATTTTATGTAAAGCTACGGCGGGGTAAAGGGG